GATAATGTAGAGCTAGATAAGATGGCTGATTTCGATCAGGCAAACTATCATTATAGTAACGCAGTAACTTCATCAGCAGCAACTGCAGTATCATATGCTAATGTTAATCCAGTAATTGGCAATCTCAGCTACTGTAGTGCAATGGCACGTAATGGTAATTGGTTGAGCACATATGAGGGTAGAAACTCATTCTCAATTACTGAAGGAGTTGGTGGAACACAAACGAATTACACATATAATAATGCTGCATCTTTGTTTTGGAGGGGTGTTGTTTATGCTCCTAATACAAATGAATTTGTAGTAATAGGTTCAACAATAGCATTTGTAAATGTAGATACTGGAGCTAATACTGTAATTGTTAATCCATTATCTTCATCAATAGGTGGAATATATGTAAACGGAATAATATACATATTCCCATTTCCAATTAACCAACCCTTTATTGGACAGATTGATACAGTAAGTAGAACAGCTTCTTCGTATAGAAGTATACCGAGCACGTTCAATGGTTTAGCTGGTGCATTAGATAAAGATGGTGTTATGGTATGGGGAACTGAAACACCTGATCCTAAACTGAAATTGTATGATATACCTAATCAAGTATACAGTACGTTAATAGCTCCTCCTAATGGTGGATATAATGGATGGGCAGTATTAGGTGATGGTAGATTATGGAGTAATGGGTTTAATCAACCTAACTGTGTAGTATATACACCAGCATCAATGAATAATGGAACACCAAAGGTAGATACGTATTCTAAAAATGGATTAGTAACATTGGGCCAATGGGGAATGTCATTCACAGGCTTAGATGGAAATGGATATTATGTAGATAGTAGAGCAAGAAGCCAAGGTGGAGGTATCTTTTCTGATATATTTGGATTTGATTATAAAACAAATACGTATTTTTTAACACAATTCAAAATCCCTGCTGTAAATACCTTTACTAATAGAGCTAATCAGAACACAATGGTATTACCAGATGGACGTATATTATCACCTGGATCAATTGGTTCAAACTTTTACTATACACTACAAATGTTCGAACCACTCAATACTATAACACAATCAAGACAAGTAGCAGGATTCATTCCTAATACATGTAATTAATACTAGCATTTTTCCTTACCCGAATCATAGGGGAGAATAGTAGAAGCAGTTATATATATAACTGCTGTAGTAGTACTTACATTCCTTAATCAAATCATATAGGGAAGCAGTAGCAGCAGTATATAATACTATAGCAGTAGCTAATACTTATTTATATATCGATTAACCAAAGAATATATTACTCAATCAAACAACCCGTTACATAAATGTAGTGGGTTTTTTACGTTAAACATAAAAACTCTATACTTATACTTAAAGGAAAGGTAATTATGATAAACGAATATATAGAACAAAAATACTCGTATTTATTAAATAAGTTTAAGGCAATAACACGAAACCACCAATCAACCGAAGATTTACTAAATGATTGCCTCCTAAACTTTTTAGAAAAAGGAGAAGAATATACGAATAAAGTTCTACAAGATGGAAAAGTAGATAACTACCTCGTAAGAATGGCACATATACAATACAATTCTAAAACATCACCATTCTACCACCAATACAAAAAACAAAGTATAAAGAACTTATCTACTGATGAGGTAGATATAGAGATAGAAGATACCACAGAAATAATAGAAGATAGTAAAAAATTGGCAGAAGATGTAAAAATATACATAGGAAATTTACCAGTATATAATAGAACAATAGCAGAACAGCATATAATAGAAGGTAAATCACAAAGGGAGATATCTAGAAAATACGATATAAACCGAAAGTATATAACCAAAGATATAGGAACAATTAAAAAAAATATAAGAATAACTTTTAACAGGCAAGATTATGGAACTTTATAGTAAAACACTAGAATCATTAGGGGCACTCTCATTAGGATATACAGTATATCTAATAGGCAAATTTCTCTACAAAAAACTAATGGGTTTAAACATAAACCCACTAAAACAATACATTAGAAAGGTTGTATTGAATTATCTAAATGAATTAAGTAAATAGGATATGGAAATAGAAATAAACGGTTATAGCGGATATACAATAACTCCAAAAGGGAATGTAGTATCTTACAGACAAACAAAAAGAAAGTTCTTAAAACCACAAAAGGCAACGCAATCTAAACAGGGATACTACCAAATAAGATTGTTTAACAAAGATAATCCCAAAGGTAAATTATATTATATCCACAGATTAGTATGGGAAACCTTTAAAGGTGAAATACCAACTGGATATGAGATAGACCATAAAGATTCTAATACTTTTAATAATACTATAGAAAACTTACAAGTACTAACTCATAGAGAAAATAACCACAAGCATTCGATAAAAAGGTGGGGATGGTCTATAAGAGAACATAGGGATGAAATGATAAAAGATTATGAATTATTTGGTAACTACCAAAAAGTTGCCCATAAATGGAAGGTATCTTATAACTCAATATATAGAGTAATTACAAATACTACTCAGAAAATAATAAATGGCAAATATACATTGATTCGTTATGATAAGAATATAAACGATAAATTTTCTAAAAATGTGTAAGAAGTTGGGATGTAAAATAAAACTAGGAGATTGGCTAGAACAATTTATTGATTGGGTAACTTTCGGTAATGGAACTTGGTACGCATACAAAGTAGCTATATTCTTTGGTTACTCTGATTGTGGCTGTGAAAGACGTAGAATAAAAATGAATAAATGGACATGTTAAATAAATAAAAATGAATAAAAAAGAATTAACAATAGAAGAAGAAGCAAAGATATTATACTTTATAGAACACTGCCAAGGGCATTCTATGAGAGATAATTGTAGGACGGATATGTATGAAATATACACTATATTCAAAAACGATGGTAGGAATAGTTCCGTTTGCAGATGTTTAGATGGTGATACTGCAAAGAAAGTAGATAACTTCATAACCTCATATACCTTTTCAGATGAAATTCGTTTTAGTGATAGGTTCCATGATTTACTACCTCACCTTGCCTTAATCAAAGAAGAAGCCCATAAACCTTTAGAAACTATAAGTAATGTAGGTGAAATGGATATGAGTAAGTTTTTAAAGAAAAAAGAAGTAGAAGCTAAATCAGTACCAGTAAAAGCAAGAAAGAAAACTACTAAAAAGAAATAGGAGTACATAATGAAAAAACAAACGGAACAACATAAAAGGAGAACTGCATCTCAGAAAAGAGTTTTAAAGTGTTTAGAAGAAACACATGGAGTAGTAACCTCTGCTTGTAATAAAGCAAAGATAGGTAGAACACAATTTTATAGATGGTGTAATGAGGACCCAACCTTTAAGAAAGAAGTAGATGAGATACAAGATAGTACATTAGATTTTGTAGAAGGAGCACTCTTTAAACAAATAGAAGAAGGTTCAATCGTAGGGCAAATCTTTTATCTTAAAACAAAAGGAAAGCATAGAGGGTATGTAGAGAAAACCCAAGTAGAACATAGTGGTGAGCAATCTATAAAGTTTGATTTTAGTTAGTGAGTGAAGTAAAAACATATAAAGGCTTCAAGCCCTACGGATTTCAGCAGGAGATTATAGATAATGTTTTAAATGAAGATAACTTCTATACTACACTTGTTTGTGGAAGGCAAGTGGGTAAGACATTACTTTTGATAAACGTATTGTTGTATTATTCTATTAACAGACCTAAATCAACTATAATGTGGGTATCACCCTACTATTCAATGTGTGTGAAAGTAATGACACAGATATTAGATGCAATAGAAGATAGTGGTATTGTAGTAGAAGCAAACAAATCAGAAAAGATTATATCATTAGTAAATGGTTCTCGTATATGGTTTAGAAGTTCAGAGAAACCAGAAACTATACGTGGGTTATCAGTACACTATTGTTTTGTTGATGAAGCACAAGATGTATCCAATGATACTGTCAATAAAGCAATCTTACCTACTCTAACTGCAGTTGGTAAAAAGATGTTGATTGCTGGTACTCCTAAGAAACGTAATTGGTTTTACACATTCTTTAAAAGAGGATTGAGTAATGATAATCCTAATTATAAATCATTCAATGCTCCTTCTACTGTTTCACCTTATGTATCTACTGAATTTATAGAAGAACAAAGACAATCACTTCCTGCGAATATCTTTGCACAAGAATTCCTTGCAGAGTTTCAAGATTCAGATGGTTTAGTATTCCAAGGTATAAATCAAGTTTGTATAAATGATAGTTGGCCAAAAGGTAGTGGAACAATATATGGTGGATTGGATATTGGTAACAAAGATGATTATACTGTCCTCACCCTCATAGATACCACAGGAAGAGTTATCTACATTTATAGGGATAGACATACCGAATACTCAAAGATAGTTGAACAGGTGGTTTATATTTGTAAAAAGTATAAAGTACAATTATTTGTAGAAACAAACTCTATGGGTGATGTGATTTTTGAGATGATTAAGAAGCAATACAAAAGCGTAACACCTTGGGTAACCTCTAACAAATCAAAAGAAAATATTATAAGAAGGCTAATATCTGATATACAAGACCAATCAATAGAACTTCCTTCAGTTTCTTTATTTGAACCACTATATCAAGAACTAACTCAATTTGAGTATAAAGTATCACCATCGGGTCTAATTCAATATGGTGCACCTTCATCAATGCATGATGATTGTGTGATATCAATTGCCCTTGCTAACTACAATAGAGTCAACAATGTTAGTAGGGGTAAATTAGTAATAAGTTCCCTAAGATAATTACCTAAGAGTGGTTTAGGTTTTTATTTATACCAAATGATGATATAAAATATAATATAATATAAAAGATATATTATGAA